TTCTCGCGGCGGGGTGCCCGGCCGGCCGCGCGCGCCCCAAAAGCGCAAGCGCGGTATTAGGCCGGGTCGCCGCGACGCCCGGAAGCGATGTGTCTACAATTTGCAGTAGAGCCGAACATTTTGTTCGTCGTGTCGTGACGCATGTTGTCGTAGTAGCCCTTTACGTCAACAACCACGATGCGGTAGTCGCTCGTGCCGTATTTCAAGTACGCCCTGTGGTGCATGGCGAAGTAGAAATCCCTCGCGGCGTCCGTTCCCTTTCCCTTCTGGCAGGCGTAGTTGGAGTAAACAAAATGCCTGACGGACTGCGGGTACAGCGCAAGGTCGTTTATACTCCTCTGCGTCACGCGGTCTGGAAACGCAATCGACATGGCCGTCCGCTTCTTCGGGTACTCAATCGGTACTATGCGAGGCGGCTTCTCCCTGTACGTTCCTGTACGGTGGGCGTGTGCGAGCCTTACGGTGTTCGATATGATGTGCAGCTTGTACGTCTGCGTCGAATGCTTGCGCCCAACCCCGCGAAAGCACCTCAACGCACTCTGGTACAGCGCTTCGTCCCCCCAGACAACATCACGCATGAAATTAGAATGGGCGGCGGGGTAGGCGGATGGGACTTTCTCAAGTCCGTCCGCCATCGCCGCCCGGATTGTTCGCCCCGCGTCACCGCGAAGCATGGCGTTCGGCTCCCTGTGTGCACGAGTCGCACCGCACCCGCCCTGCGGGCAGGCCGTATGGGGCAAAACGCATTCAGTCGGGGACGCTGACATACGCGTTGTTCGCGTTGTTGTTGTTGAGGTTGCCATTCGAGTTGACATTCCACGCATTGTTGGAGTTGCCGCGATTAGCAGAGCGCAGGCGGGCATTGACCGCCGAGCATCAGCCTACTGCCATTTCCTCCCGTTCGGGAGAAATCCTCTTCTGGCACCCTTGCGGCAATTGCGCCGTAGCGCTTCTTGTCGCCCTCGTGCCATGCCTTGATCTTCTTCAAGGTGTTTTCCGTCATTTCGGCCCAGTTCCAGAACTTGTTTGAATCGACGTGGAACTGGCTCTTTATGATCCCCTCCACGGCTTGCAGCCACCTTCCGGCAACCATCGCCATCTGCTGCTGGAAAAGGCGTTCGCGAGCGAGGGAAGGATTTTCGTCCACGTTTATCTCGTTCGCCTCGTAGCATCGCCTGTAGATTTCAAGCGTAGCCTCAAACGCCTCCAGCAAGGTGCGGTTGTGGAAATCGTTGGACGGAAGAAAGACCTTTGGATTTCCGAGAATCTTTGCAGTATGGGCGTGAAGCTTCATCGCTGCGATTGCGGCGTCAAGCTTCGTAGGTTTCCAGTCGCACTTGTGCTTCGTGCCCTTGCCCATTGTTTTACAACACTCCTTTCCTTGGGGTTTCGTGGCGGCGCGTCCGCGCCGCCGATTGTGTTGATTAGCCGATTACACAGGCGGGGACGCTGACATACGCGGAGTTCGCGGTGGAGTAGTAGTAGAGGTTGCCATTCGAGTGGACAAACCACGCATGGTAGGAGTAGCCGCGATTAGCAGAGCGCAGGCGGGCACTGACCGCCGAGCTATGATTAGTCACGGAGAAGCGCCGACGGTACTTTGCCACGAGTCCGTGCGTCGCAATGTAGGTGTAATACTGCTGCGTGATCTCGGCCCAGGCGTTGTTGTTCTTTCTCCAGACCCTGCCAGTCGAATCGTCAAAGTACGCAACAGAGGTCGAGGCGTCGGCAATCGCCGGGAACGCCGTCTGGCCTTCTGACGGATTCTCCTTCACGTCGTAGTGCGCCAAGGTCTTTCCGACGTAATCCGCCGCGCGGTCGTCGTTCGTGACGTTTATGTACTTGAACGGCTTGTTGTCGCCGTTCTCCTTCGCCCAGGCGTAGAACATGCCCGACGTTTCCGCGACATACGCGACGCCGATCTCGCCGTTCACGGACGAATCGTAGTCTGCGACGGTGCAGGCCGGAATGGAGTTGTCGCCCTCTTCGAGACATTCGCGCAGAAAGCGGACCATGTACGGGAAAGCCCTGCCCTCGTTGGCGTTCACGTTTCCGCACATGTTCGTCCCGGACGGAAGGAAGAACTTGTCAAGAGTCGTGTACGCGCCCTGCGCGGAATCGGTGTTGCCGTTCGCGTAACACGGAACCTTTACCTTCTTCACGAGTCCAAGCAGTTCCTCGGAGCATCCGGCCATGTAGCCGCGCACCGTCGTTGTGCCGGGATTGTACGGAGCGACCTGCCCCGCATGCTTCTGCTCCCACCACTCACCTACGCCAGCCGCGCTGTTGAGGTACTGCCTGTATGCCGACGTGCCGTAGTTGTTGTGCCCGTAGCGGATGGCGTTCTGTACGTAATTTCCGCCTGCGTTCAGCGACGTGCGGAACAGTGCGGCGTAGTCCGTCGGAAGCGCGGCGCCAGTGGCGAGCGACTGCTTTGCGAGTGACGCTTCCGCAATGTCGAATACCTGAATCGCCCATTCGGTCTCATCCCACTCTCCAGCTTCGACGGCATTGGCGCATTTGTAAATACCCGTGAAGCCGCGCTCAACGTCGGTATAGAGGCAGAGCGACCCGGCTTCGTAGTTGGCCGTTTCGTCGAATGGCAATATCTGGCTCGACGTGGTGGTAACGGAATTGGTAAGCCACCCTACGGCCGTCCAATGCGCCGCATTCCACTCTTCGCCGCCGGCGGCAATCGCAGTCGCGCACTTCCACAGGCGGTTGTCGTATGTGCAGAAATTCGTGTCCTTGGTATATGCGGACGAACTGCTGTACGGCGCGGCCCAGCCATAGTAGTATAAGCCGCTCTGCGCCGTTGTCTCCGCCGCCACCTCCTGGTTTCGGTTGTCGAACTGGATGGAGTTCACGGTTGCCCACTTGCGCATGAGCGTCGCGCCGACAAACGGCTCGTCATCCTCTCCGACCTGTTCGCCGAAGTCCACGACGATGAGAGGATCGTCAACGGTGTCGGTGCCGTTGTCCTTTGTCCACACGTCCGGCAGCTCAACGCCGATAAGAAGCGCAAGCCCCGCTGCGGCGAAATCCTCGTCGGTGTCGTACTGCGCCTTCATCGCGTCAACGCAAGTCTTGAACTCCGTAAGCGACTCGATGTGCTCCGCGTCGCGGTAGGTGACGGTTATCGCCGCGTCGATGCGCGCCGTTCCTGCCACCACCGTTGGGGCGAAATGGTCGAAGATTCCGTCTAGGCGCGTAGTAAACGAATCGCTTGCCATGATTACATACGTGCTGTTCTTAGGCATGACAAAGGAGATCGCCCCACCATTGTACTGCTTGGTCTCGGTGAACGTCCTTTGTCCGGCGTCCGTCCACACGACGGTGACGGTCTGCCCGGTTATCGTTGCGCCTTTCTGCGAGGCAAGCGTCACGACAAGCGTCACATACGCGCCTATTCCGGAGGCGATGTCCTTTGTGATCTTCACAAGTTCGGTCACCTTTTCGTTGGTGTCTGTGTTTGTGGCCGCAATCGCCGCGACCTGCGCCTTTTCGGGAAGCTCTACTACAGTTGCCATTTCTCTGTTCTCCTTTGTTTAGTTTGGAAATACTGCGTACACTCCGTTTTCGTCGCGCATCAGGTAGCCGTGCGTGGCAAGCTCCGCAACCGCCTGCTGCGCCGCCGCCATGTCGATCTGCGACGCGAGGACGTGCGTCGTGTCCGAACCGAGCTGTACACCCCTGCGGTCTGCGACGATATCGCTGTCGCCGTCCACTCCTTGCGTCCACGTCAAACGTGTGGAATTGACATCCCCCTTTGGAGTGCCGAGGCTGACCCATCCGCCGTCATAGAAGAAACCAGGGTCCCACGCTCCATCGTTTAACCTCAAGGTGACGACAGATGAATAGGTCTCGCTGCAAGTTATCGCCCACGTAGGAGTTGCCAGAGCATCATTGACCTGTGCGCCGGCCGCAACTCCGTCAAGCTTCGCCTTGTCGCTGTCCGTATAGTCGTTTGAGGAGAGGGCCTTGCCTGTTTCCTGCGCCACGAACTTTCCGTCGGCCTCTGACTTGTTGTAGAAATTTGCCGGATTGAAAATCCCGGTGAGCGGAATCGAGATCGGCGACAGTCCGGCGTCCGTGTTGAAGCTTATGACGAGATAGCCGTCAACGATTTCGACCGACGAAACCATGCCGTCTTTGATGAACTCCGTGGCGCTTATCGTCACGACAGCCGTTTCGTCGTGCCGCAGAATGATCTTCTTGGTATTGGAATCGTAGTACCCGTTGTTTATGAAAGCCGAAAGCTCACTCTTGTTGGCCTTGTTTTGGGATAGGGCCTGAATGTCCGCCGAGTGCGACTGGTCGGCGGCTGTTCTTGCCGCTATCTCCGTGTTGATGTCGGCGGCAAGCGAAGCCTCCGCAGTTTCCGCACGCTGCACAGACGAGGCGATTGCGTCGCCAACGGACTTGGCGTCCGCCGCCTTGCCCGTCTTTGTGAGCGTTTTGTCGATCGGAAGAGCGGCTTCGGCTGCGGCCTGCGCGGTCTCCGCACGGTTCGCAGCGTTAGACGCCGCAACTGCCGCAGCAACGGCGTTTGCACCGGCGGAAACGGCCTGGTCTCGCGCAGCAATTACATTCGTCGCAATGCTTTCGACCTGCGACTTTGCGGTTCTGGCGGCGCTCGCGGCGGCTTCCGCAACTGCACGATGCCCCGCAACGTCGCTTTCAAGGCGCTCGGCGACAGCCGCTGCGCTTGCCGCACTTGCGGCGGCTGGCGTAGCCGTTTCCTCAACGGCGGTCAGGCGCAAACCAAAGACCCTGATTATATCCTTGTAGCCATCGAGGTTCAGCGGCTCTTCTTCGCCCCTGCGACGCGGCCAATGCGCGACCTCGTGCTGGGCCTTGAAATAGAGAGTCTTGTTTTCGTAATCGTCCAGCACGAACAGAAGCGAGGCGACGGAAGCCGGCAACACGGCTTTCAGCATCTGGACGGTGTTGAGATTGAGTTCGCACGAAAGCTGCGTTCCGCTTTCGCTCCATGTTTCCGGCGTTTCGCCGTCCTCAACTGGCGTAGGAAACGTTGCAAGCAGTCTGCCGCTCGTCGGATCGATGACGTTCAGGCGGAGCGTTTCGGTGTCGGATATGAATGCGCTGCCGCTGCCGTCGTCGTTCTGAATCGTGACGGCGACATGCTCGCCCGCCGCTACAACGCCCTTGAACTTCGCCTCTTTGTCTTTCCATTTCGGAGTGATTGCAAGCTCTGTCATGGCAAAAGTCCTTACAAAACCATGCTTGTGTCTATGAAGCGTCCGCCCGGCGGCGTCTCGCGCTTCATGCGAAGCTCACTCTTCGCGTTCTCGTAGTTGGCGCGCTCAAGCGCGGCAACCTGCGGGTCGGTCCACGAGCGTCCCGACATCGAGCAGAGCCGCGCCATCACGCCCGAGCATATCGCCTCGCCGTGGAGGTCGATTATTCCACGTGGAACTTTCTCGGAGTTTAGCGACGGCACTTCCTCCTGGACGACGCGCACGAAAGACGGCTTCAAGTGTATGTGCGCCTCCGCCGGCGGGACGTGGCACGGGACGATTCGCGCCCAGCGCGGCGAAAGGTGCAGAACAAGCGGCTTCGTCCCGTGCGTCGAGTAGTCGATTCCGGGGTTCAGCCGCTGCACTCCTATCGCCGCCGCCCGGACGTCCGTCACCACCCCGCCGAACACCGGCGACAGCGGATAGTCGAGCCGTCCGAGCTCTATCTCGATCATGCGCTCAGCCGTGAGGCACTTCGTCTCGCGGCAGAACTCGCGAAAGACCTCCTGAATGGTCTTTCGGATCATCACGTCCTCGCAGCGGGGAAGCCGGAAGACGAGGTTCTCGGCCAACTCGGAAAGCATTTCGAGTTCAGGCGCTTCCTGCTCTTGCTGGAATGAATTGGACACGAGAACCTCCCTTGGTGCGTTAGACGTTCACGCCGCCGTTTTCGCCAAGCGCGCTCGCGACCTTCTCGGCTGCGGCGTCCGCCTCGGCCTCGGCGTCCTTCTTCTCGGGCGGGGGCTGCTCCTTGGACTTGCCCTTGCCCTTGCCGGACTTCTTCTCGGGCGCGTCCTTCTTCTCGGGCGGGGGCTGCTCCTCCGCTCCGCCGCTATCGGCGGGTGCGGCCTGCTGCGCGCCCTCTCCGGGAATCGTCACATCGTATGGCGCGGCCGTGCCCGTGTCCTTCTGCGAGTTGTCCTCCTTGATCTGGGATTCAAGGTTGAGGTTGCCCTCGCGCACGTTCATCTTGAGCTTCGCTTCAAGCATCTGCTCAAGCGTGCCGGGCTTGACCTGCCTCGTGATCTGCTCGACAACCTCGTCGGCGGAAATCGCGCCGCGCTCGATGGCCATAGCCACCTTCAAGGTGATCTCCTTGAACTTGTAGTTGTCCTCGATCTCGCTCGTCCACGGAACGACGCTCTTGTTGTCGATGTGGATGAAATACCTCTGGGTCGTGATCATGTCATGTCTCCTTTTGCGGAATCGCCTCGTTTCGCATTAGAAGTCCCCGCGCCAGCGAGACGATGGTCTGGCGCGGGGACCGTGGTTTACGAAACCGTGTTCACGCGAACGTGGTCTGCGGGGTTGAAGTCCTCCGCACCGTCGAGCGCCTCGTCGAAGTAGCCCGTCATCCAGTCGCCGGAAATGACGACCTTGACGACGCCCTTCGTGAAGCCGGCGCCAACCTTGACCGCGAGCTGCGCGTCCATGCTGGGCGTGACCGTCGCAGCCGTGGAAGCCACGACGCCCGTGTCGAACGGCTTGAACACCGACGCGGGGGCGTTCGGCGATGCCGTCGCGGACAGGCTCGCAATCTCCGTCGCGGAGCCGCTGGACTCGTGCTCAACGGTCTTGTACACCTTGACGGTGGACGCGGAGTTGACGTTCGTCAGCTGGACGAGCGCGATGTTGCGAGGGACAAACCCCTTGGGGAGCGTGCCGATCTCGTAGTACTTGCTGGTGTCGAGGGCACCAGTCACGCCGAAGTCGATCCGGCGCTCAAGCATGTAGGAGCGGACGTTCCACTGGAGGCCGCTGCCGAGGATGCTCTTGTCGTTGGAATGTGCTGCCATTTTTCAATTCCTTTCGTATGTCGCCGCCGGGGAATCGCCCCCGGCGGCATCCGGGTTTTAGCCAAGCGCGATGACGGCGTAGCCCATCAGTTCGGGGTAGCTGGCGAACCAGTCGTAGATGCCCAGCGAACGGTAGAACGTGCCGTACTCGTCCTTGTCCTTGATGCTTTCGTCGATCGTGATCTCGTCCACGAACTCCAGCGCCTGCGTGTTGAGGAACATGCAGAGGAAGCGCTTGGGAAGCGAGTTCCCCGCGTCCTCGGCCCACATCGGCATCTGGTTGCAACCGATGATGTTCGCTCCCGCGATGTCACCGATGTACTTGATGCCCTTGCGGAGCACGCTCAGCTGGTCGCCCATCCTGTCGGCGTACTTCAGCTCCGAGTTGATGAGGCGGTTCTGGATGCACGTAGGCACCACGACCTTCACCTCGCCCATAGAGCCGCCGGGCCACTCCTCGAGAGCCGCCACCATGTTGGTGATGGCCTCGGTCGCGGAGGCGGTGTGGAGCTTGGTCGCGCGGTTCGACGCGGCCTCGGAGTCCGTCTTGTAGATGTAGAGCGGCGCGGTTGCCGTGCCGAGCTCGTACATCCCGGAGCGGATGCCGGCGGTGTTGCCGATGTTCGCGGCGTGGGACTTGAAGGGCGCGTCCGCGAAGAACTCGAGGTCGCGGTCCTCCGTGAACTGGGCCTGGGCCTCCCTGTTCATCTTGGAGTCCAGGTTCTGCGGGCAGAAAAGGTCGTCCTCGATCTTGATGTGGAACGCGATGTCGCGCTCGCGGTTGATCGTGAACACCTCGTCCTTGCCCTGGAGCTCCTGATAGACAACAGGATCGCCCGGCTTGCGCTTCTTGGACTTCAGAAGCGGCATCACGGGACGCCGAATCTGATAGCCCGAGTTGCGGAAGCGCCCCTTGAAGTTGTGGGACGTGAGCTTGTCGATGAGGGACAGATCACGCGTCCGACGACGGAACTCCGTCTCGAAGATGATCTGCTGCGTGCTCGGGAAAGCCGCTTGCTGTCCCGGCTGCTGACCGAAATGAGGCAATATGTCTGCCATTTTTACTTCTCCTTCCGGCTCCCTGATGCACGAAGGACTACTGACGCCTAAGCTTTACTTGACGCGTCCCTCGTTGAGAGCCTTGTTGAGCCGGGCAGTCATGGTGCGGTACGTCGCCATGTCACCGCTGTCACGAGCCTCTTCCGCCTTCTGGAGTTCGGCGAGGTATTCGTCCGTGGTGTACTGCTTCTGACCGTCCGCATCGTCCTGACCCGGTGATTGCGTTCCGCCGCCTGATGGTTTGGGTTCTGGCGCGGCGGACGTTCCAGAGCCTCCGGCAGGATTCTTGACGCCGATTTCGCGGTAGAACATTCCGACGAGCGAGTTGAAGCGCGACACGTCGTGCGTCGCCATGATCGCGTCGTAGGTCTCCTTGTTCCTGGCCTTGAACTGCGCCCAGATGGACGCCTTGTCCCCGCCGGGAGCGATGCTGTCGAAGAACTTGGGGTTGTCCCGCCCGATCTCGCCGTAGAAAGCGCGTCTGTCGCGCTCTGCGATTTCGGAGCGGAGCTTGTCCACTTCGTCCTTCTGTGCGGCCCTGACTTCCTCCGCGACCTGCGCGGAAACGACTGCCGCCGTCTGCGCGTATGCCTTCGGGGTTTCGCCAAGCTGCTCTGGAGTGAGCTTTTCCACGACTTCGTCGGCTGCTTTTCCGGCTTTGAGGGCGCGAATCTCCGCGCGGAGATTCTTCACTTCCTCCCCCTGGGCCTTGATGCGTCCGGCAAGCACCTCGTTGGTGTGTCGTGACTTCTCCAGCTCCTTTGCGATGTCGGCGTTGTCGCCGGCTCCCGCTTCCTGTCCGCCTCCGAGGGCGGCTTCGACCTTGTTCTCGTTCATTTTGCGTCTTTCTCCTCAATAAGCCCGGACAGCCTTTGCCGGGAATTTACTGCCGCCGTGGGGAGGGGCAGACAATCCCAGTTCCCCCGACGAATTTTTCCTTTCCGCGTTCTCACAGGACGCCCCCCATTGCGGGTTCCTTCCCTTCGCCGCCCGGTGGCTTGCCGTTGGCGAGTTCCAGAGCGCGGTTGGCCGCGTCCCTGATCCTGCGGTAAGATGAGATCTGCGATGCGTAGTGGCAGAGCCGCGTTCCGCGATTCTCGTCCGCGCTCTCCACAAGCATGACCTGGAGCGTGACGTTCTCGGCGATGAGCTCGTCCATCCACGCGACGAGCGCCTTTGTGCGCGAAACGTCGCCGCACACCGCCATGACCTTCTTCGCGTCGTACTCCTCGATGCCCGTAAGCTCGTTGCTCATGCCACATTCCTCCTCTCCTCAACCGTTCCACCCGGCGCGCCGCCGCCCTGCTGCATGGCGACCCGCTGGGGCTGGCCCTCCACGCGGGCGACGTTCGCCTGCTCCGGCGTCGGCTGCGCCTCTTCGCCTCCGCCCTGCGGCTGCTGCTCGGTCTGCGCCGCCTGCGCGTCCATGATCTCCTGTAGGAACTCCATGCGCTCCTTCGACGGGATTATCCTGTCGGGGTTCACGCCGAGGCTGTCCAGCTCCGGACGGAGAAGTTCGAAGAACGCCTCCACCGTGAGGGCGCGCGAATAGACCGGGTGCCTTCCGAGCATGTCGGAGAACCTTATGCGGCGTTCGGACTCCGCCTCGCGGAGAATCTTGCCCATAAGCCCGGACGGGTTCACCTCCACGTCGCCCTTGATCGACATGTCGTCCGATTCGAGGAGGTTGTAAACGTGTGTGTTCCTGACCACGGGGATGATGAGGTGCAGCCCGAGGTCGCAGATGCACATGTTGATGACGCGGCACGCGGCCTCGCTCATCATCGCAAGCCCGGACGCCGTTCTGCCGGCGCCGGACAGCTGCTGCGACGAACCGATGGTGTACTGCGGGATTCCGCTGTCGTCGTCCGCCATTTCGCTTGCCGCCCTGAGAAGCGCAAGCTGGCTCTGCGTGGTGTCCTCCACCTTGAGGACGTTTATCGGATTGCCGGACCCCGCAGGGTTCTCCTTGAACCCGAACATCTTTCCGGCGCGTATCGCGAGCGCCGGCGAGCCGTCGAGAGACACGACGCGGTTCACGGCGTTGCAGACGAACATCCCGTTGGACGAAAGCGCCCCGTTCAGGATGATGTTCTTTAGCGCGTTGTTCTGCTGGTTCTGCGCGGAGTAGAGTATGTCCGCGAGGGAGTCGCCCCACCAGGAGTCCGGCGACTCGTAGAGGCAGACCTTAGACAGCGGAAGCATCATGCGATCGTCGATGATGCGGCAATAGACCACGTACCCGGCTATGACGATGGCCTCGGTCTTGTAGTAGTGGTGATAGACCACTTTTTCACCGTCGGGGCTTTTCAGGATTCCGAAGTTGATGAGCATCGAGCCGCGCACCGACGCGAAGCACCGTATGCCCTCCAGAGTGCAATCGTCCTGCGTGACAAGCGTGTTGTGCTCCATTTCGCGGCGCACGAGGTCGAACGAGTCGAGTTCAAGCCGCACGCCGCCTTTCGGGTACTGCGAGAGGAGCGCCCGCACTGTCTTGGACTGCCAGCCCTCCGGCCTGTCATCCGCCTCCGCCTCGGCGTACTGCCAGAGGGCGTTTGCGGTGTAGCGGACCTTCATGCAGAAGGTTCCGTCCTCAACGCTCTTCGCGTTCGGCGCAGGGTAGCAGTCCCACGGGCTGACGGCCTCGTACACGGGGCGCGTCACGTATTCGCGGGTGTACTTCACCGCTCCGTCGAGGCCGTCCACCTCCTTGCACTCGCACGCCGCCTCCACGCGCGGGAACGGCCCGACCATTACCGCCGTGCCGTACTCGCAGATGTAGCCAACGACCTTGTGGAACTCCTCGATGAACTTGCCCTCGATGAGCTGGTCGTGTATGAGCTGGTCCATGCGGTCGCACCTGACGCGCGCCCACTCCATTTCGCGCCGGCGCACCTCGTCGTGCATGTCCGCGACGCGGACGATGATCGAAATGTAGAACGCCGCAAGCTCCTCCTGGCTCTCCAGCGGCAGGCCCCCGCGCTTCTTGAAGAACCCGACGATCTCCTGCGCGATCTGCGACATGATCTTCTTCGTCGCGGACTTCGGAATCTTCGGCTTTGGGGACGGCGAGAGGACGTAGAACTTGTCGCCGGACTGCTTGATGATGTCCGTGAGCATCGCTCTCGCGGCGCGCATCTTCATCTTCGTGAGCGGGCGGTAGTTCTTCGGGCTTATGCCGCTCTGCTTTAGTATCGCCTCCTGCTCCTGCGTGTACTTGAGGCCGTGGGCGCGGGCCGCGCGCTCCAGCATCGCGTCCACGCCGCTCATCCGCCTGTGCTGCGCGTTGATGCGGAACTCGTCGATGAAGAAGGAGGCCAGCCGCGTCATGGGCGCGGTCGTGGGAACGACGGACGCGGGGGCCGGATTCCCCGGCGAGGGGACCTGCTCCTTTTCCGCCTTCACGTCGAACGCATCTGGTTTCTCCTTTGACATCGACACTATTATCGCTCCGCTTTATCCTCGCTTTATCCCGCTAAAGGCACATCGCCACGGTCGCTCCGTTTCCGCACAGGGACTGGTAGCTGCGGTCGCGTTCCCGCCGCAGGGCCGAGAAGTCCACGCCCCCCATAGTCACCGCGATGATCGGGTATTGCAGCGAGTCGTGGATGTGCGTGTAGAAGTTGTGCTTGTCCGGCGCCTCCGCGTAGCGCGGCCTGCCGTCGGCGTCGCTCCGCTGCTTCTTGTAGCAGTAGTGGCCGTTGAAGCCGTCGATGAGCGTCTTGCACCGCTCGTCAACCTCAAGCCGCCGCTCGCGGAGGAGCTTTTCCACCGCGTCGCGCCTCGTGCGGAAGTCGTTGCTCGCGTCGGGGCACGCCTCCGTCGGGATGCCGCGCTTGTTTAGGAGCTCTATGCAGGTGTCGCCGTAGGTCTGCGTCCGCTGGTTGCCGGCCGGGTCGCAGTAGTTCATGATCGGCGGGCAGTTCATCGGCCACCCGAAGCGCTCAACGAGCTTCGGCATCAGCATCGTCGTGACGAACGTGTCGAGCGTCATGTCGTTGGACGGCAGCTCGTCGAGGACGCGCACGATTCCGTCCGGCCCGACCTGCAGGAACGTCATCGCCGGCGTGAGCCCGAAGTCCGTCCCGATGATGAGAGGCCACCCGCGAAGGAACTTCAAGTCCTTCTTCACGTGGATGTCTGGATTCCACGACGAATAGACCGGGCGCCCGGCAACGGACGTGCCGTACTGGTTCAGCACGAACCGCTTGATCTTGTCGGGGTCGCCGCCCACGAGCATCTTGCGGTAGTATTCGAACCCGCCCTTGAGGTGCTTGATGTTCTCGGCCGGGCGTATGCCGAACTTCCTGGCGTTCTCCTCGTCGTTGTCGAGGAAGATTTCGCGGCCAACCTCGTCAACCGTCTTGATGAGCGCCGGCGGCTGCACGAAGAACAGAATCTTGTCGGGCTTCTCGTCCACCTCCAGGCGGTGCATCCAGTTCGTCTCGTTCGGCGAGTTGGAGTCTATGATCGTCCCGAACGAGTGGTATATCGGCGGATCGTCCTCGTTCGGCGGCTTCACGGGCTGGAAGCGCCCGACGCGCGAGTTCGCGAGCCATATCCTGTCCCAAAGGCATGTGTCGCCCTCGTTTATCCACGCCCCGCAAGGCTCGAACGACTTTAGCGCCGCCTCGAACTCGTCGTCAGTCAGGTCGAACGGCACGAAAACGAAGTCCGTCCGGCACCACGTCCCGTCCTTGCTGAGCGACGGAACCTCCATGCGGCCCTCCAGCGCCGGCTGCTGGCGCATGATGCGGAAGTTCGGCAATAC